GAAAAAAATCTTTAAACTGTTTTTTAAAGGAAATATTTATTTTTATGGTAACACTTTTTATCATACAAAATATATTTTTAGACCATTATGATCACATACCATATTTTCATATATCTTTTTTCAAAAGGGACTTTAGGTTTTCAAAAATGGACATTTTTAAAAATGTCCAAAATCCAAAAACCTTTTTCCAATTTAAGTTAAAAAAGTGAAAAAAACCAGATTTGGACATTTTTGTTTTAGAGTGTTTCATCCTTACTGACTTTACATCAAAAAGGTTCCAATTTATAAGATCTAAATCATAATCAGTAACATTTTGATGCGGAATTCCGTTAGCCTTACCATAAGTATACCGATATTATGCTCTCATATTTCATCCAATGTGTCGTATATTTTGTGAGCATATATCGTCACAAATTATTTACCAGATAATTTTAATAAATTTACATAAATTCATTTCGTGTTGCTCACAACCGGGGAATATTTTAGAACAACATTTGGGCTCAGAGATCGTAATATTGCTATCAATTAATATATTTTTTAAACGGTTAATGATTATTTTATCGCTAAAACTGCTAAGAATGCCAAGATACCTTAAATCATCAGGTCTACCACTAGGAATATAATAAGTTAGTGTGTAACTGGTTCCATTTTGTCTAGCTAACTCTATAACTTTATCTACAATACGCTGAATTTCTTCATTAAACGCTTTATTCATATAGTACTGATGTAAACCCCTTAATTGGGTTCGTGTATATATTTCAGTACTGGATACAAAGCAAATGATTAAAATAAATAAGAAGATTTTTAAAGAAAACATAGTACCTTTGATTTGTTAGTTATAATATTACTAAGGATGGTAATATTATATTCAATTTTTTTGGTTTATTTAAGTTGCATAAGCGAGGCCGCAGTTGCCACCAATAAAGATGACCTGGTTAATTCGCTCTTCAAACAAGGTCATATTAAAATTGTAATCATAAATGCGCCAAGTGGGTTTATTAATGCCAATAATATTGCCTGTAGCGGGATCACAAATAACCAAACTCTGAGCTAATGGATCTAAAGGTGGAATAATAGTAGTAAATTCTATTTCAATTTGATTGAAACGGCTCATATTAATCGCACCAGATGGTTGTAATTCGGCATTACTAGAGTTTAAACAAAAGTTGTAACAATATAGACCGGGAGGGGCATTGCCGCTAGTCCGAGTATACTTTTCAATGTAATTGAAAACACCAGCAGGCTGTACGTTTTCTCTGTAAGATCCATCTAACAAAATACCCATGACAACTAAAATATATTTGTCATTTTCCGGAGTATAAGTGGGTGTAATTAAAAGACCAGTTAAATTACCATTAGGATTCACACCAGGACCGATATTTACAGGTTGTAAATTACCTAATGCGTCTGTTCTATAAATAGTATATGATCCAGATGCGGGAGCAGGTATGACATCTTGTGGCATATAATTGTATGGCCAATTAGTATAATTAGACCACTCATTGCGTAAATTAACATCACTGCGTTGAAAATAAAACATCCAGTCAATAACCATTCCTAATGAATCTACTTCCACTTTGTTAGGTCCAGTGACATTATAAAAATGCTGCTCATGAACTTGTTTAATTAAATATTTCTGCTCTTCTAATGCGAAAACACGTTCTTCTTCATTAGATAAAAAACAATAGGTACAATTTAAATGTACATCGGCATTCCATAGAGTTCTTTGATCCGAATACGAATTGATGCCAATATTAATGTCAGGTGGTGGCTGTAAGAAACGATAAAACTGCATATACCAAGCATTAAAATTAGGCGCTATATAAGGGAAATTAAAAGTAGAGTCAAACACATCACGTATTTGAAATAATTCATTAATAGGTCTTAATGTAATATTAATGTGTAGCTCATTATATTGAAGCGAAGTTAACGGAAATGCCATTTGAGTTTTTAATCCAAACCAATTATTTAATGGAATATATAAAATGCGACCTCGTATAGAAGGTTCAGGACCGGCTAAGGCATCCGTATAATATGCGTTTGGATAAGAGTTGACACGAGAACCGGCATTCGCAGGATCATTTAATTCGGGAATATTTCCGATCATTTCATTAAAAAGAATTTTTTTTTCGGCATTAAAATCACGCTGAACAGCGGCTAATAAATAGTCGCCAGAATATTCTTGAAGTGTATAATTGCCACAAGTAATACTAATTTTAGAAATCATTTTTGCTCCTAAATTTTGTATCCATTTGAATTCATATGGAACCCAATTTTGGCTATTAATATTTTGTGCTGTATCATTATTGGGGTCTTGTGGAGGCAAAATAGGACTCCAAATGTTAGGTAGAACAACAGAAAGATAACAATCCATTAATAAGTCGGCATATCGTGGAATTTTAAATGTATAAGTAGATTCTTCGGATAATCGCAATGTTTTAGAACCTTCAAAATCAACTCTGAATTTTTGTAATCCAAAATTAGTATATTGTGCGAATGTACTTTTAAAAAAAGTTTTTGAAGGATTGCCATTTAAAATAATATTTTGTTGCCCTTGAGCAACCAGTTGCATTAAACCACCGGCCATAATTAGTATATATAGTTATTATTTTTTAATTCTTTATTTGTTAGATATAATAAATAAAGAATTAAAATATTATATTAATATAAATATATGTCTGATAAACTAGATAATATAATGAATCAAATGATGAATACAAATGATGCTACTTCATTATTAGCTTTCTCAGTACTAACAATAACCATTATTGTTATAACCATTTTTGTATATTTTTTTTATGCTGGTTCAATATTTACAAATGGAATGAAAGCAAGAGATTGTAATTTTATGGATACAATGTACGGCACATTAAATGGTAAAATAATATCAATTCAACCTGATAACGAAATATATCAATATTCATTAAGAGATTATTACATAAAGTCTGCTTATAACGCATGTTCAGGTGGAAATTATAAAAATGGTTATGTTGACACGTGTACATTAAAAAGTTTACTTAAGCAAGGAGTAAGAGGGCTTGATTTTGAGATATATTCTATTGATGATCAACCAGTGGTTGCGACATCAACATCAGATAACTATTGTGTAAAAGAAACATTTAATTCAGTTTCATTTAGTGAGGTATTTAATGTGATAAGAGATTATGCTTTTGCGAATTCAACTGCTCCAAATCCATTTGATCCAATTATTTTGCATCTTCGTATAAAAAGCACAAATCAAAAAATGTATTCAAATTTTGCAAAATTATTGGAAAGTAATAATAATATTTTAATGGATAAACAATATAGTTTTGAATATTATGGTAAAAATTTTGGAACTGTAAAATTATCTGATATGGCAGGAAAAGTTGTAATTATTGTAGATAGAAGCAATACATCATTTATGGAATCAGAAGCATTTTATGAATATGTAAATATGACAAGTAATTCGGTTTTTGCCAGAGCACTTCATTATTATGATATTGTTAATGCACCAGATATGGAGGAATTAATAGGATATAATAAACTAAATATGACAATTGGAATGCCGGATAAAGGTTCAAATCCAGAAAACCCAAGTTCCATTACAATGCGGGCATATGGTATACAAATGCTTGCTTTAAGATATCAATACGTAGATACAAATTTAGAAGAAAACGATGTATTCTTTGATGAAGCTGGGCATGCGTTTGTTTTGAAACCGGAAAAGCTGCGTTATATACCGGAAACAATACCAGCACCACCTGCACAAGACCCAGCGGTATCTTTTGCGACACGTACAGTAAGTTCAGATTTTTACAAGTTTGAGATTTAAAATAAATCAAATCAAATCAAATCAAATAAAATAAAATACAGATTTATGAATAAAACAACTTAAATATTTTAAATTATAATATAATATAAAGATGTTTTCATTTTTAAGTAGTTTAACTGAAGCGAGAGACAAGTGGCTACAACAGTCAAACACCGTAGTAAATACAGCTCCTTATTTAAATCCGGATTTAAATGCCAATTTAATTTCAAATAGTACAATACAACCTATTATAAATAAGTAAATAAACAAAATAATATTTCATTATATTATAGATAATATAATGAATAAATACGAAATATGTAAGAATTTAAATTTTTCGGACTGTGAATTAGCAATATTAAGACAAGCTGTAGATACAGCGGAAGAAAAAAAAGGAAAGACTGTAGCTAATTCTCCGGAAGTAAAACGAATCATAGGGATCGTTGAAAATTTTATAAGACACAACAAATTAATTTGTTATGGTGGAACTGCGATTAATAATATACTACCAAAGCAAGATCAGTTTTATAATACAGATATAGAAATACCAGACTATGATTTTTTTAGTTGGAATGCGTTAGAAAATGCGAAATCACTAGTAGATATATATATTAAAGAAGGATTTGTAGAAGTAGAAGCAAAATCAGGACAGCATCATGGCACATATAAAGTATATGTGAATTTTATTCCTGTCGCAGATATATCATATATTCCAAAGGAATTATTTAACGCATTAAAAAAGGAAGTAATAAAGGTGGCAGGAATTTTATATGCGCCACCGAATTATTTACGAATGAGTATGTATTTAGAACTATCTAGACCAGATGGAGATGTATCACGTTGGGAAAAGGTATTAAAACGTTTAACTCTTTTAAATCGCAATTATCCATTAACGGCGCAACAATGTTCACATATAGATTTTCAAAGAAAATTGTCAACTACAAAAGAAGAAAAAGAAGAAAAAGAAGAAACGAATAAATCAGAAAAAGAAGAAGATGAAGAAACAAATAAATCAGAAAAAGAAGAAAAGGAAGACTCAAATAAATCAGAAGAAATATATGAAACCGTAAAAACAACGTTAATTGATCAAGGTGTAGTATTTTTTGGAGGATATGCTGTATCATTATATTCGCAGTATATGCCAAAAAAATTAAGAAAACAATTAGAAAAAATCCCTGATTTTGATGTATTATCAGAGGAACCTTTAAAAACAGCTCAAATAGTAAAAGAAAGATTGTTAGACATAAATATTAAAGGTGTAAAAATATTAAAACGACCTGCTGTAGGAGAAATAATTGCGCCTCATTACGAAATTCGTGTAGGGAAGGATGTAGTAGCATTTATTTATGAACCATTAGCATGTCATAGTTATAATGTTTTAAAGCAGAAAGGATATGAAATCAAAGTGGCAACAATAGATACCATGTTAAGTTTTTATTTGGCATTTTTATATGCGAATAGACCGTATTATGATAAGGATCGTATATTATGTATGTCAAAATATTTATTTGAGGTACAAGAAAAGAATAGATTAGAGCAAAAAGGGTTGCTAAAAAGATTTAGTATTAATTGTATGGGTCATCAGGAAACAGTAGAAGAGATGAGAGCTGCGAAAACGGATAAATTTGCTGAATTAAAGAATAACAAAAAGGATCCGGAGTATGAAGAATGGTTTTTAAGATATAGACCATTAGATAATAAAAATGATGATAAAGAAAAAACGAGGACTACAAAAAAGACTAAACCGAGAAAAACAAGAAAGAAAAACCGAGGGTTCTTTTTTTAGATTAAACGCAGATTGATTTGAATAAAAATGTATATAAAATGTGAAATATTTTTTTAACATCATAA